ATGCAAAAAGGCGATCAAGTACGGAATCATGGAGATAGTGTGATGCACGGCAGCGAGGGCGAGGTTGTAGAAGTGCTGGATGGATTCATCCGGGTTAAGTTCGTCAATTGGGGCGGCCCATTTGTAGTAAAGATTTATGAAGGCTATGTGCGGCCAGCCGCTGCTCAGGGCGCGTAAATGACGCGCTGGATGCGAGAGGCTGCGGATCAACTCGGAGGCTACCGGACCGGCACGCTCGTCGTCGAGAACGGAGTTGTTAGCCTCCAGGATGCCGCTGGGTCGTTAACTGAACTGATGGACGTTGATCGGATAGAAGTGGTCAACGAAGACGTATACAAGCCCGTTACGCTGGAGGAGGCTTTGACGCTGCGGACGGTGGATGGGTGGCCGTTGCTGGCGGGGTTGTATTCGAGGGTCAAGATTTGGAAATAATAATCATGTGGCCCCTTCCAATAAATTAGACCCGTTAGCATATGCCGACGGGTCTTTGCTTGGGTAAGGAAACATTTCCTACGCTTTTGCTTTCAGACGGCGGCGCTCATCGATCAGGACCTTAAGCAGCAGCAGCTCAGAATAAGTCAGTGTCTTATCACGTGCAGCCTGTACCCATTTCCAATCAGTAATGGTCCCGTCGTTATAAGCATCCCCGAGGTACTTGTCCAGCTCCTCCCAAGCCCATGCATCATACTCCAATACCTTGTTCATCTCGTTTTCCTCCCCCGTGCAATCCTTGTATTCGGCCACAACATCCGCGACCAGCATTTCCATCGTCTTCCCGAGCTGCGCCAGCGCTACCTTTGGATCAATCTTTCGCTCAGGGTCCAGTTGGTAATGCCCGGCGATATGAGTCGGCGGGATTCCGTGCTTATAGCAGGCGTAAGCCAGCACCCAAACATATCGTTTATAGGATTCCTGCAGATCGATCTTGCCGCCGTAGCACAGCTCTACACCGCCCGCGCAGTCGTTCGAGTCATCCCCATACATCTGGTTATCGATAGGTGGATTATAGCGGACATGCCATGCCTTTTCCGGTGGAGCTGTCAGGAACGGGATGCACTCAATTATCTCTTTGTCATCGACAAAGATATGTGCGCTGGCATCGTCATCGTTTCGGGATCGCTCGTAATATGCGACATTGCCCGCCGCGGTACTGCTGGGGTTACCTGTATCATGAGCGACCATGAACCGGCAGCGATCCAACGGTAAGCAAGGCCGTCTGCGCGACGGCCCCGATAGGTATCTTTGGATGATGGGGTATTTTTGCTTAAAGGGCATCCTTGCTCCCTCCATCGCTGGCGTTACCCGCCTGCTTGACCAACTGATGGCCATAGACGGCAGCAGCTCCGCATAGGATGCCTTGCACCGTCGCCTCGGCCGTAAGCCCAAACATCCAGTACACGACGCTTAACGCAAAGACAGAGACGAGATATACGACGGACCAGTTAGGTACGCGCGGAGTTTGCTTGAGTACATATCCAAGCGCCCAACATGCGGCAACAACGATCAGGAGTTTCGGGTCTACGAGTTGTCCGATATCTTCAATAGTCATAAGTCATCCACCTTTCGAGAATAGCTGATATACGATGAGCAGGATTGTCCCGCCGAGAACGTATTTCAGGAATGTCATCCATTCTTTTTGACTGTTCTTCCGCTCATCCACAGAGGCAGTCTGCGACTGCTGCAGCAGCGAAAACAACTTCATTTCGAGAGTATCGAACCTTGTCATAATCTGACTAAATTGTATTTCGATGACCCGCGTCGTCTCTTTAAGTTGCCGAATATCGTCCTCATGCCGTTTCTGCGTTTCTTCGAGGAGGCGCAGTTTTTGCTGGTCTGCCAACCCTTGATTATTGATCCGAAGCATTTCCGGCTGAATTGCTTGTAATTGTTCTTCCACCAGTTTGAGCCGGTTGAGCGCTTCGCCGCTTATCAACTCTGTCATACGCCCGCCTTCCTGCTCGTTCATCATGCGAGCAAATAAAATAGCCCCGATTGCTCGGGGCCTTGAATTACTCTGCAGCCGGTACTGCATCCTCCAGGTCCGGACGGCGCGCATAGACCTGAGCCAGTACAAGCTCTTGATCCACCGCTGCCATGTTGTAGCTATTGACGATATCAATGATGCCGCCTTCTCCGCTGTCATAACGCGTAATGCAGGCATTAGCGATGATCCGTACCTTTGGCTGTGACATTGCCATGACTATTCACCTCCCCCGGTTAATATCTCGGCCATGATAAGCTCCACGTCTGCTAGTCGCGCCTTGAGGTCGGCGTTTTCGTCCTGCAGCGTCGCGATCCGTTCCCCCATCGTCGGCCCGCTCGGCTGCTCCGGAGGCTCCGAAAGCGGCGCTGGCGTCCATACTCCGTCCTCGTAGATGTCGCCCAGGTTAACGTCATCCTCCGGACCGAGGAGGATCATGTTCGGCAATTCGACCTCACCCGATAACTCCGCAACAGTCCTAACTCGCTTCTGTTCATCAATCTCAGCGTATCTATACATGCGCTTTCCTCCTAGATAGATTCCTCGATTTCCCACGAACAATCAAAGCCGCCCAAATTGTAGGCGTAAAACTCTATTGTAGTAGGATTGATCAATTTTGCGTAAAAGCTGCTATTGGTGGAGTACTCAGGCGTTGACCTGCCTGCAAAACTCAAAATCCGCAGCCTCGCTTTACTTAAATCTACCGCGTTGATCGTTGCATAAGCGGTCTGAGGGGCTGCTGTACTGCTAGGTATAGCCGTCGTTCCCCGCTGCATTGGTTTCCATGCTCCCACTGGTTGCCACCCCGTTCCATTCCAAAATTCGACCGTGCCGCCGTTGTTGCGCATCATCAGCGAGTTGCCGGATGTCAAAATCGACCCTGACGGCCCGCCTAGCACGTAGTCAAGCATTGTGCCATCGCTTGGCCGCTGTTGCCTAAAGAGCCACCCATCGCCACCCTCAACGTTACGCGACGAGTACATGACTTTCCGGCGATAACTCGTATTAGGCGCGCCGGTGTCCTCGATCGTCACCGTAGCGTCGCCGCTCTGCACAAACGCAGCGGCAGGTGCAGTCAGCCCGCCAGTCATCGTATCGCCGTCGCGCTTGACCGCATTTTCGAGCGTCGTCCGCGGCGCTGTGGTTACGGATGACTTGCCCGTAATCCCCTTAATCAGCGACATAATGCCGGAGAGCAGCGTTGTCAGAGTGCCCGTCAGCGTTGGCGTCGTCGTATCGTTGAGCGTCCGGTTACCCATGACCGTATCCGTAGCAGCTCCGTCAGCCAACTTGGCGGCTGTGACGATCTTGCTGCCGAGGTGATCTGTGCCAACCGATCCCGGCGGATGATCCATAACGGCTGCCGTCCGGTGCGTGGCGAGCGCTGCCGTTACGCTGGCGATGTTGATCTCGTTGTTTTTGCTGTATGCCTCGGCGAGGATCAGCGCCCAATCATGGACCGTCAGCTTCGTTTGAGCGTCGGCGAGCGCCTGTGCAATCGTGCTGATCGCGCTGCCGGGATTGCCGGGGTACTCGACGCGGCCGTCTATGGCGTTGGCGGTCATGTTTTGGCGGTCCAAGGCGATATAGGTGACGTAGTACTTTGCGCTAGGGTCGTAATTTGCTGCTGAGATTTGAGCAATGACTGCACCATAGGCATATGGATCGGTTGCAAATGACCATTTATAATCTCTTTCCGCACCTTTATAGACAGCGAGAATTCTTGCCGCTCTGTATTTCAGCGGAGAGTTTGGAGTGTAATTGGGATGGCCTGTTACGTTTATTCGGTAGAATCCACCGCCACTAGAGTTATACCCGACTGTTGCTAACTCCCGCCTGATCACGCCCTCGGTCAGCTCGACCAGATTGCCGCCGCTATGCATCGAGATAGCGCCCTCTAGGGTTACGGCCTCATCGACGGCCTGCGCCCGCTGATACACAAGAGTTGCCCAGCCGGTCCAGCCCGGTGCTTTGTTGGCGCTGACATATGCCTCCGTGTTGGTTGGTGGTGCGGACCCAGTTAGTACTGACACCCACGAATTATACACGGTACCATTATTGCCTACCGCCTTCCATCCGTTCATAGCCGCTGCTGCGGCCCCATCGTTGGGATGAATGGCATCAGTCCACCCAGTGTCAGCGGCAGCGAGTGTAAGATACAGAAAGCCGTCGGAGTTAAGATTGAACATATCCGCATTTGATGTAACACCGGGCGAAAGTGGCTTTCCGTCAAATTTGGACGCCTTGGATGCCGTCGATGGAGTCTCAACCGGAACGTAATTTGTTCCGATACCTAATGCCGCTGCACTAGATCGCACACGCTTATAGCCGGTCGAACTGGTGTTATATTTCCAGCCCTGTGATCCCTCCAGCGTAACCTCCCGAAATCTTCCGAATTTATACCAAACGTTATCGCGCTGAAACAACAGGTCGAAAACGCCGCTGATCGGATCGGCAGCGAGCTTACCCGGCTTACCGTCGCTGTCCGTCACAAAGACGGCATAATCATCATTGCGCGGTTCGAACGATTGCGGCAGGTCTGATGATGTGCCGAGGATGAGCATGGGATTGGTAAAAACGAACGTTCCGGCAGCTTGCGATGTGACATGTATTTGCAAAAACGCAGTCCCCGCCGGTGTTGTGAATGATGTTGGGCTCGATACAATGGCGCTACCTATATTCGCTCCGTTCGCATCTTTCGCATAAATGTCATTTCGTTGGTTGGCAATATACGCGTTACCAACCGAAAACACATATTGAGTGTTAGGCAATGCGGGAATAGTAATGGTTGAGTTTTGAAATGACCCGGTAGCATTTAGTGTCAGCTTATACGGTTCCGTAGCCGCCGCATTTGCGTGCAACGTCCACTCCGTAAACGGAGGCAGCAAGTTGCGCCCAGTCTTGACGATCGCCGGGTACGTCACCGACTGCATGCCGTTTACGAATGGCAGATGATCGCGGATGTTGGATGCCGTTATCGTCGTACCTACGGCAGCGTATGTGGTCGCATCTACCTCGTACAGGCTTGCCCCATCGAAATACGCATCGAAATCATCGCTCCCGCTGTACCGACCGAATAAAAATCGGATTCCTGACCTACCGGTGAATTTAACGTAAAGCGTCTGCCATTGGTTTAGTGCAGCGGTGTTGAATGGCATAATTGCACCGTTGCTGAATCCGCCTTTATCGTATATAGCGAGATTTGGAGCATTCACAAATCGAGTCACATACGCATCCACTACGGCCACATATGTCTTGGTAGCGTCCAGGTCGATATCCCTATATGCTGCTCGGGATGCTCCGGTCCCAAACATTTTGAAGCTGGCGTCGCCGTAGCGTTTTACCGTTGTATCTACCGTAACGGCTGCTGTAGTCCATCCCGTAAGGTTCTCGCAGTCTCCGATGATACCGAGGATATTCTGCAACGTCATCCCCTGCACCGTCACCCGCGCCGGTCCACTCTGGTCTGCGGTGATTACCTGGAGACCGTGTCTCAATGGTGCGGATAGGGTTAGGCCATCTTTGAGCTTTGCTAAGATATCCTCGATGTTGTTTTTAAATGTGTCATGGTCATAGGCAGTAAAAAAACGGGCTACCTTGCTGCCCGCGCTCCATGCTTTGGCCTGCCCCTGAAATGCCCGCGTTACACCGGTCAAGGTGTTGCTGCTGATCCCGGTGTAAAGGATCGTTTCCGCCGACTCGTCCGTGCCGATCGTCACCAAATTAGGCGCTGGCGGCAGCAACGATGCATTAACCACAGGAACTGTTGTCTGCGTTGCATTTATTCCAGCCGTCAATTCCGTCTGCGGCGAATTTACCACCGCGCTATACATAGGTAATTGAGCCATAGTGTCCTCCCCTTTATTTGCCTATCTTCTTAAGCCACTCGCCCGTCTGAACGACCGTCCATAGTATTTCAGCTACTTTGGCATGCCCGGTGTCGTTCATGTGCAAATTGTCGGCGTTCAAATTGGTCCCCGCCGCCTCCGCAGGAGTCCAAGCTTGTTCGAAATGACACAAATCGATTCCTGTCTCGCTGGCCACCTCACCGAACATTGTCCGATATGCAACAAGGCGAGTTTCATTTGCCGCCGGGGTAAGCGTATGAGGGTTGCACAAGATGATGTGAGCTTTCGGATTACGGCTCTTGAATGCCTTCACAATCCTAACCATGTGCGGTTTAACATCAGCAGCCGGGGCGTTTGCGTATGCATCGTTTGCCCCGATGTTGATCGTAATCAGATCGACTTCGTTGTAAATCCCAAACGTTTCCAAGCTTTTCGACGCATCCGAAGCTTTTGCTCCGCTCCATCCGATGTTGTCATATTTGATGGCCCCGTATTGCTCCCGGATGCGCTCTGCAATGATCTTGGGATAAAGCTTGCTGCCATCCGTCACTGTGTTGTAGGTGGATGAACTGCCCACCGCCAAGTATCTGCCGCCTCTACGCATTATTAGCAACCTCCACTCCAAAAATCGTGCCATAGAATAACCCATCAGCAGATGTGTTTTTATAGCCGATCTCGATTTTCCCCAGTCCTACCACGGCCATCTCGCCTTCAAAGGTTACGCGCTGTGTTTCTCTGGCTTTAACAGGGAATTGATATTCAAGCATTGTTTGTGGCTGATATCCTGTAAAAGTACCAGGAGTGATGCGGACGAGCAGCAATGCCTCAACCGTCGAAGATACAACAATTTCCTTCGGATAGAGTACGAATCCGGCATTGGGAGATTTGGATGTGGAGTACACCGCATTTCCGGTTGTAGTCATTGCCACTCCATCAGCTTTAGACATGATGTATTTCCCGCCATCTCGTATGAGTCGCGCCCAAAATGTCTCATTGATCGATACAACGCTTTGACCAACTGCGGTTGAAAATGGATTTTCGGTAGCTCCTCCGCCCCCGGCTCCTCCTTTCGCTATTTGCTCCAATAGATCAGCAATATTAACTATGGTTCCGTCTTCCTTGATGCGCCGCCCTGTTCCGGGAAATGAATGTTGAATGTCTGCCAAAACTTTTCACCTCCATGCAAAATAGCCCCGAAACCTGTCGGGGCTTTAGATTGTATATATGTGGTATACTGGTCCTAAAAAGGAGTTGATACCCTTGAAGAAATTAATCATCGCCCTATCCCTCGGTATGCTGATCGGCTCAGCTACCACGGCCATAGCCGCAACGAGCGAGACAGTGCAAGCGACTATCGCTAAGTTCGTTATAAAGGTCAATGGACAGGAAAAACAGCTCGCCACATCCCCTATCGTCGTGGACGGAAATTCTTATCTCCCGGTCCGCGAAGTCGCCGGGCTGCTCGGGGCCGAAGTAGGCTACGATGATGCAACCCGCACGATTTCATTGCAAACGCCTGTTCCCGTTGATAAACTGGAGGAAAAGACGGGAGCAGGTGCAAACATGACTGAAACTGGATATCGGGTAGGAATCAGAGCTGTCATGGATTTTTTAGTCAAAAAGCACTCATTGTCAATTAAAGATAGTCCAAACGTTGGCGTCGATGAAGAAAGTCCACAGCAAAAGGTCATACTTTGGTTCAACGGAAATAAATATCACCTTGATTACTTTGAAACAGATCCTTCAGGGGATACGCTAGTCGATGTCGGCCCATTGTTAGAATCCAAGGTGTTGACGATTGAAGATTTGAAGAATGTTCAATAGTCTCCCCCTCCGCGTGATTGGCAGAACAATTTTGTATTAATGCTGGCCACAATGCGACCGAGGCTGTTCGGGATCACCTCAACAGTGTGCCAGCCTCGGTTTATTTTTCCTCCGCCATCCTTCGAAAGAAATGGGATGATATCAATATCGTCCATATTCGTCCCCGTCCCGGGTATGATTACTCCATCCACTTTCACCGTAACTGCTGAAGGTGTAGGCCCTTCGAATATTCCGTATTCCATTTCGTGATTATGAGCAGGTATCTGATGCGTATGGTCCATTTCATGCGTATGAGCAGCGATCTGATGTGTGTGTTCCATGTTATGGACGTGGCTGCCTATTGTATGAGTGTGGTCCATTTCATGAACGTGAGGCGGAAGATTAATTTTATGTGCGTGCAGGTATTGTTGATGTGTATGAGTGCCGGAAGGAACCCACGTTACATATCCACCTCCAACCGTCATAAGTTGAACTCCTGAATCAATACCATGGTCATGATGTCCACTTACGTTTGTATTATCGATAGGGCTTATAGAAGGAGTGACGATTTGGTTGTTAGAATTTGTTTCAACTACAGCCCCTCCGCTCTCCGTCGTTGTCTTGCTGCTCGGTCCCGACGTTGTTGCTCCTCCTGATGCCGTTGTCGTTGTGCTGCTTGCCCCGCTAGTCTGTCCGCCACCGCTGGCAGTTGTGGTCTTGCTGCTCGGTCCGCTCGAGACGGCCGGAGCTGCTTGGATAGGGCGGTTATAACCCCTGAACGCCTCGGACTTGTATGACAGCAGCACCTTGTTAATCCGGACAGCTTGCTCATCGATACGGAACCGCAGTACGGCCGGATGCGTCGGATCGCAGTTATCCGCGAAGTCATGGGAGTCCAGGTTTGTAGCTCCCTGGGCGTACAGCTCGTTAATCTGCAGCCGCGTCTGGATCGCCGCCATGCTATCGAATAGCGTCTGCACCCTGTTCGCTATCTCCAGTTCAACCTCCCCAGGCCGGCCCAGCATATCGCGCTTGCTCTTTCGAACCACGCGGGCCATGAAGTCGATCCCTAACGCCTTATCCTGTACCCTTACGATGCATCCAGGATAGAACTTATAGATGGGCGTATCAGTCAGTTTGCTGATATCCGACGCCATTACCCTGTATGAGACTTTCGGGTGCTTGTACTCTTCCAGGTAAGCCTCACAACGCGCTAGGAGCGTTTCCGGGTATTCGATCCGCCTATCTGTCAGCACGCGCGATACAAGGCCGTATTGCGCCTGTGAAGCCGTGTCTTCGATATATGGCAGGCCACCGTTAATCGATTCGAATGTCAGTTGGTTTACACCCTCCCCGTAGCCGAACCCATAGATTCGGTTGCATAGGGATGTGGGGTCAACCGTCTTCTCGATCCCCTGCATGTTGACCCCGTATCTGATGTACGTCTCGACGTTCTTGGGAGGCTCTACAAGGTTCAAGCGCCACGGATATACAGTTGTGTCGAACTTCCATTCGAACGGCTCAGTGAACGGCTTAACGACGCTCCAGAGGGCGGCGAGCAGTGTTTCATTCTCCCAGTTGTATTCGAATTGCCGGGTGAAGTTTACGGTCCCGAGTTGCCAACGCTTGACGCTTTGCTTGCTCAAGATGTACTGAAGCGCGTCTAAGGTATAATACCCCAAGTTACCGACCGTGTGGTAACGATAGAGCAGATCGTCAAGCAGCGTAATCAGTACATGCTCGCATTTGTAAGTGATAACTTGATTACCTTGGGACCGGGATACCGTTTGACTGGCTATACGGAACAATTCGATCCGTTCCCGGCCGTCGTAAACCTCCACGAAATACAGAGGCTTGCACTCTACCGTTTTCGGATCGTTAGCCGGTAAGCTGAATTGAGCATTCCACATCGCATTGAACGGCATGTCGTACCCAATGTTAAAAGCATTCTCCAAATAGGCTACCTTTCTCATCTGGTTATCATAAACGGTTATTGGCGCGTTCGGCATATGGCCCTCCTAGCAAGCTTGTGTTCGAATTCCACTATCTTTTCCCACGATACCCGCCTCATAGGTTCGCAGACTAATTCATAGGCGATACGCATCTGATGTGCTGCAATGTCATATGCAATATGCCCGGTCGCCGTTCCAAGCCCGGGGCAAATTACTTTTCGGATTGGCAGGAGTCCATTTTGCGAACAGGTATCATTATGATTTTGGATAGCCTGCAAAGCCGCTTTCATAGCTAGAAAGACATTGATTGTTCCAAGGATTGGCATGGGTATTCGCATCGTTGGAGCATATGCCACAAAAGGGTGCTTTTGGTCTTTGGTCGGCACAATCAACGCCGTTCCGACAGGTTGGATACTTGCATGAAATGCAAAAATGTATCCTCTCACCCGATGCTCCAATTGAGGACCGAAGAATCTAGAGACGTGCAAATCAAACCCGCCATCCATGATCCCGTAACTGTTTCCGGGAGTGATTATGCAGTCCCATTCTTTGATGTCAGTGAATGACCCATTGACGACCGAGACGCGTTCCAATCCTTCGAAGCATTCCTCGAATTCCCCGCAAAGTTCCTTGTTTATGTCAACAAGAATCAGTTCGATATCATGCATGTAATGGACCTCCTACACGAATTTATCTCGGTGCGTGATACGGATCAGCACTGACCGCCCCGCTGCCGTGTCTTGGTACAAGAAATCGTTGCTGCCGACGTTCAGGTTAAAGAAATCCCCCGTAAAATTATGAAGGATGTTCACACCATTTTTGGTTACAGATAGTTGCTTGGAATCGATAACGATCTTGTCACCTGGAGCAAAGTTTCCGGTAAACTCCAGCACGTCCACATGATATCGGCGAGCATCCGCAGAAAGATCGCCCTGGCCGTCAATGATCGCCCCTTGAAAGATTTCCCGGCTAATAGTTGCGGACAGATCACCCTGCCCGTCCATCGTAATCGCAAAGAAAATCTCCCGAGTCGCATCCGCCTGCAAGTCACCTCGCCCATCGATCCTAGCCCCGGTGTACATCTCTGCTACTGTACGGACGGTCAAATCACCGAATCCGTCAATCCTCACCGCAGCATAAATGTCCACGACAGCGAATCGGTTAAAGGGCATTCGGTTATAAAAGCCGCGATTGAACATCGTTCGGCCCCCTCTTACCTCATGGTCTGGATAACGGCATCGATCGGCAAGCGCAACCGGTCGCCGGTCAATATCGTCCTCGGGTTATTGATCTGGTCATAAGACAGCAGCGTGCCGCCTGTGGCCGCATCCCGCAGCCCGATATGCGTTACCGTGCCCCAATCGGCCGAGGCAATCGGAAAAACTATCTCAGCACTATTTTTACTCGTCGGCTTTGTGACTGTCCCGAGTTGCCCGGTCTTATTGTTGTACTCGCTGTATGAATCGTTTGTCGGAGCACTAAACGTGATAGCCTGTCTTACATAGCCCCCGCCTGTAACCTCTGTGCCCGTGTCAGCTCCCGTAGGGTTAGAGGTATAAAGGGCGACGTAAATGGTTGTAGGCCGAGTGTAGTTCGTATTTCTAAACACCTGATTGAGCAACGCCGTAGCAAGCGTGTTTGAAAGTGGCATGGTGCTCACTCCTATCCTTGGTCGATTTCATATTCGTTTTGGATCCTAAAGCTCGTAATGGTCGTGTTTCCCGTATTGGTCAATTCGATAACCGGCTCGGTCCGGATGTCGCCCGCCGATTGGATGGTAAAAGCTCGTGGCGATGTCACCACTGTCTGCTCCCAAAGTTGCTCAACCCCAAGCGCATACGGTTCATATGCCGTCAATGGCAGCATAAACCGTCCATGTCCCGCTATTCGATCGATGGGCATGGCCCCGCTGTATCGGACGTTATAGACTCGATCCGGATGGGCTTCAAACACCAATTCGACGGTTCGAGGACGGCCGTAGCTATCGACCAGCAATCGCATGAATGTTTCAATGCGATGCTGCAGCTCGATGTGATTCCGGGAGATGATTGCACAATCCAACGAAAAAAGCCTGGGTTCCATATCGGCCCCGAAGTCCATGGCCCCGTTCCGTCCGGGGATCGCAAGCAAGTTGTCCCGGGTGCTGGGAAGACCCGGGCGCTGGCTCCTACCTGTCACTATCATGCCAAGTTCCGCAGGGGTCCTTCCGGCTATCCTTAATACACTCATGTCTGCATTCCCCCTGAGTATCTGTTTTCCGACAAGGACAAATCATTGATTTCTTGGGCCAGTTTGCGGATATCGTCGTCACTTCGAATCGTGATATTTGCCCCGGCGAACAGCCCTTCCATGTTCACTTGATTTACGACACTCCCGCCCGTAGACCCAAAGCCCGACATGCCAGAACCGGGAGAAGCGAGATAGGGAGTTGCGGCGTCCGCCAACATGCCCGCCTGCCTCTCGACATCGTGAAGGGAGTTTTTCATCCCAATTGCCAGGCCCTCACCCGTCCATTCACCAATCTGCATTGTAACTTTGGATGGGGAGTTAATCCCCAAGATGCCCTTAAGCTGATCGGCGATGCCTTGCCCAAATGACCGGATTCGCTTGCCAATTTCGGATTCCTTGGATGTGAAGCCTTCCAGGAAAAATGTCAGCACATCAGAACCGGTTTTCTTCCAGTCAATATTTTTGATGTGGTCCACGTAATTGTCCCAGCTTTTTTGTTGATCCAGGAAGAAGGTATCCCACTTGCCTTTAACTTCTCCGGTTTGCCAGTTGACGTAATTGACATATTCAGTCGCCTGCAGCTTGGCTTGCTCTACAACTCTTTTATGCATATCCTCGGCGGCAGTTACTGATTCATCCCTCTGCCGCTTTGCATCGGCGATTAATGCATCAGCTTGTTCGGCTGTGATGGACTTGCTTTCATCCCGCTGCCGAATGACGGCATCCATTACAGAGGTATATTGCTCCTCAGCGGCCTTCACCGTCTTTTCCTTTTGCTCGTTACTGTTCTTCACGACCTCGGCAGCTTGCTGTGCGGTGACTTCTGCTGAGTCCGCCTTGAGTTTTTCAAGAAGTACCTTCTGTTCTCTGATGCTGTCACCCAGCGCTTTCTCAGCCTGTTTGTTCATGGTTTCCCGAATCTTATTTATCTCGTCATACTCTTGCTGAGTGATCCCCCTTTTTTCAGTCAAGGCATTCAAGAGGATTTCTGCAACCCTGGTTTGGCTCGCCCTTACTTCCTCTTCGCTTTTCGTGTTGTTTTCTTGAGCTTTTGCAAGGGCTTTTGCTTCCTCTTCATCGGTTAGCACGGAGCTGTCAGCAAAGAATCTCGATAGTTCAGTGATCTGTTTTCCATGAGATTCCTTTAAATTAGCAAGAATGGTATTTCCCATCCCGAAGAAGGTATCGGCAATATCAGCAGCCGTATTATCCGTTACCGTTTTACCGGACCAATACAACTCATTGAGCTGTACAATCGATCGATCTTTTAACCCGATGAAAGCTTCCACTGCTTTATCTTTGGTCGTTTCGGCTGCTCCCGCGGTGTTTTCGATGGCCGGTTTGAGCTGCGTTTCCAACGTCTGCGCTAATTGATCGGCGGACAGATTCGCTCCATCCAGACCGGCGATAAGACCGCCGCCCATCCCGCCTCCAGCTCCGTCGCCTTTCGCAGCTTTCTCTACGTCTTTTAGCTTAGCTTCCAAGGCTTCGAGCTGCACAACCTGATTGGCAATATCCGGCGCAATATCCAAGGCCGTTTTTACAGCGTCGGAAGTTGTGCTAAGACCCTCCAAACCTTTCTTCAGAGAATCAGAGAAGTTCTTTCCGGCTTCCTGCCACTTGGGGTTGTAGGTATCAAGGAGCTGAACGATTTCTTCGTTTTTTTGATCAAGCACAAGTTTTCGCGCTTCGGCTTGAATGTTCTCTTCTTGCTTGAGCGTATCATAGTGTTTTTTTACGGCTTCCTTCTCATCTTTCAGCCGCCCCTCGACCGCTTTCAGACGCTCCTTCTCCGTCTCTTTCAGGGCTTCGTATGCTTTCTTTGTTTCATCCTTCTGGTCCGCCAAAGACTCTTTGACGGCTTCCAGCTTGTCCTTCTCGGTTTCTTTGCGGTCATCGGTTTCGGTTTTAAGCTGCTCTTTACGTTGAGCTGCTGCTTCCTTGATCGCATCGATCTGAGCCTTGAGCGCATCCTTTTGCTGCTGCCGGGATTCGAGTAACTGTTCCCGCTCCCGATTGGCTATTTCTTCGTTAATGTCATCTTGCAGCCTTGCTTTTTCCTCGGCGGTTGCCGCTGCATCCAGTTGCTTCCTCAGCTCAGTGATACGGCTCTGGTACTCGCTTTCCTTGCGGGCCTTGTCTTCAGCCTTGGTCTGCGCGTCGATCCCGTCAATCTGCTCCTGGATGGCTTTGGTCTGCTCGTATGCCTCGGAGTCGATCAGTTTGAGCTTTTCGTTGTATTCCTTATCGATAAGCTTGAGACGGGCATCCGATGCCTTACGTTCACTTTCAACCTGTTTGTCCAGGCTTTTAACCCGGGACTCGTACTCTTTTTCGTGAAGTTTTATCGTCTCCTCAGAGGTGCGTTTCTCATTGGATAGCTGTTCGTCCAAAGCTTCCGACTGTGCTTGTTCTGCTTCGTCGTATCGCTTCTTTAGCGCCGTCACAATCGCAGCTCCGATTTGATTCAGCGTTTCTTTATTGGATTCGACGGACTTCTTCATGGCATCTACGGTTTCTTTGAGGGCATCAACGGACTGCTGCTTGCCTTCTTTGATTCCGTCCGTAATCCCCTTCACAAGTCCAGCCCCGACGGCCTTGCCACTCGATTCGGCACTCTTAGCTGTTCCGGCCAACTCCGATCGGAACTTCTGAAAACTGCCAGTAGAGGATTGCAACGCATCTGCTGACGCTGCCTTGAATCGATTAGTGTTGTGAATCGAAGAGTTGATAAGGCTATTCACGGCCATAAACGTCGATATAAGCGTCGCTATAGCCGCCACCACTAAACCTATCGGACCAGTTGAGGCAGTTATTGCAGGCCCAATGAGGCGTAAGCCTGCCACGATCTGAGGAATATAGCCGATCAAGAGCAGCAAAGGACCCGTCAGCAACGTGAGTCCGGCTGTCAGGCTCGCCCCCACGACCACCGCCGTCTGCATGCCATCAGACATGCCATTGAACTTGTTGACGATATCCGTCAATGCATCCGCGGTCTTTCGGACTGCGGGAGATAGCTTAGAACCAATACTGATTGCTGCGGATTCAACCGCACCCGTTAATTGATCGACGCTGCCCTTGAGATTATCCTTCATGATGTCGGCGGCATTCTTCGATGCTCCCGCGCTGTTTTGCAGCGACTTGGTATAAGCATCAAACTTCGTCTTGCCCTGATCGACGAGGACCATCATTCCGCTGACTGTCTCAAGTCCGAATATGGTAGCAAGCGCCGCGGCCTTCTGTGCTTCCGTCTGGCCAGCCAGTTTTTTGTTGAGTTGGTCGATGATATCGCTAAACGGTAGCATTTTCCCGCTTGTATCCACGATAGATACGCCCAGGGCATTCAGTACGTCCTTCGCTTCTTTTGGAGGGTCAACAAGCCGCAGGAGAGCCGCCCGGAGCGTTGTCCCAGCTTGCTCGGACTTTATTCCCGCGTTGCCCATTTCTATTAATGCCGCGCCAACCTCTTCGAGCGATACGCCCAGCGCCTTAGCAGGAGGACCAACGAACTTGAGGGAGTATGCCATATCCTGAACGCTGATCGCCGACGAGTTAGCAGCTTGAGCAAGAATATCCGCAACCCTTCCCGCTTCTGCCGCCTGGAGACCGAAACCATTAAGCGTGGAGGCCATCGTTTCGGCCACGAGCGACATCTCTTCACCCGATGCGGCGGTGGCGGATAATACGCCCGGCATGGCTGCCATGATCTGGCTTGCATTGAATCCGGCTGCGGCCAGCTCTTGCATGCCTTCTGCGACCTGTGAGGCTGAAAATGAAGTGGATGCGCCAAGGTCGATGGCCTGCTTGCGTAGCGCGGCAAACTCATCTGCTGTCGCATTTGCCAGCCCCTTCACTTTGGACATGGCAGCATCAAATTCCATCGTCTGCTTTACAGCGGCCCCAAGCCCCGCGCCCATCGCCACGCCCGCCGCCGTAATAGCAGCCCCCGCCATCTTGATCCGGTCGAAGGTATTGCCCAGCGATTTTGATGCCTGATCGAAAGATTCCTGATAATCCTTGCCCAATCTGCTAACCGATTTGGATTGCTGCTTAAGCTCGTTGTCCGTACTGGACAGACGGTTTTCAAGGCCGCGCAGCTCCTGCTCGGTTTTTGCCACTTCCCGCTGAAATGCCCGGTATTGCCCTTCTGAAATGTCACCTTTGGCAAACTGCTCGTTCACTTGCTGCTGGGCCATCTTCAGCCGGTTAAGTTTTTCCCGGCTGCTTTCAATGGCATCCCCAAGCAGTTTTTGCTTTTGAGCCAGCAGTTCGGTGTTCGTCGGATCGAGCTTGAGCAGTTTCTCGACCTGCTTCAGTTCCGTCTGAATGTCCCGGCTTTTCTTGTTCACATCAGATAGGGCGGCGGCCAGCGCCGTCGTATCTGCCCCAATCACGACGTTTATGCCGCGAATTGTCTCTGCCATGCTTCCGCCCCCTATCTATAAAATGCGTCAATATCCGCTTGGTCTGCCTCTTTTGCTTCTTCGTCCTGGTTTCCTGTATAGGCTTTGGCGATATCGAATAAATCGGCCACCCGAAGCTCATTAATCTCCATTAAGCTGAGGCCGATCCGCTTTCCTACCGCCAACAACTCCGTATCCATGCGGCCGGGTGCCCTGTTACTCTTGGGGTGGTTTTGCTCCTTTACGAAAAAAGCCGTCTGCGGCTTCCTCCAAAGCACCCATTAGAAACTCTTCGTCCGTGAAGTCCACGGCCTCCAAGCTTCCGAGCCATTCGATAAAGGGCGGGAAGGTCTTGCCGAAAGCATCGGCCTTCGCCATCGCCCAGACAAGCTGCAGCATTAAGACCGAATCAAAGTGACTCATATCCTTGCGAAACTTTTCCAAAGTAATGAAATCAGCAACCAGGTCCGTCTTGAATTCCTGCTTGTAATACAAAAGAGCCAGGGGCGTCGCCCTGACTCTGATCTCTTGTTCGCCGAACTTTAAGATTCTCATTTTATACCACCACCAGACCGAGGATTGCCGTCGAAAGCGCTGTGTTTGCTGAATCAACCTGCGCTTGGGCCGCGCTACCGTTCGAGTTAACCGTAGTCGCCGCTGTCTTGGCTGCCGTCAACTTGGTCCACGTGGCAGGCGTATAATTGGCTTGTGTCAGGCTGTTAGCAAAAGCGATGTTTGCCGCCAGCGCCGTCTTGCTCGCCGCCCCAAAAGTTGGAACAGTCACCGCGGAGAAGAAGGCATTATAAGCTGCTGCATTCGTATCGGACAGTTCGATATCGCCCTTGACGATTGTCCTTCCGCCGATCTCCATCGGGGACACAACAATGCTCAGGACATCCGTCGAAGGGGTAATGGTTTCGTTTTTGGTTGTCCGCTCTTTTGCCGGTCGGCTGGCTTGGCAGTTGAAGTATACAAAGCGGCGGTTCTTCTGATCGCCCTGAACTTGCCCCATCAGTGCAAATTTCTTTGCGATGCCATCGGATACTTCTACGAGCATGCCGTTTGCGTCGATCTGCCATCCAAGCATCTCAGCAAGTACCGCATCCGGCACAAGGGCCATTTCCAATTCTGCGGTGTACCCGTTATTGCTTGTAGCCACAAAATAGGCCGTATTGTCCGCATAGAAGGTACTTGCTTCACCTACTGTCGTAGGTGTCCAGCGCACCGCGCCTGGGATGGGAATCGGCGCTTTCCAAGCCGGTTGTGTGGGGCTTGTTTCATCAACGAATGCGATATGCACCTTTTCCAAACCGAATGTAACTTTATTGTTCGCCATGGTTTAACCTCCAATGAGTTGAATTTCATAAATGATCTGCCGGAGTTTTTCTGTCTCCAGCCACGTCTCAAGCTTGCTGTACGGGAATCGATTGGCTTTCAATACGTCTTGCAGCAGTTTCTCCGTTTCCGGTTCTTTCATTTTTGTATACAGTTCTACCTGCATGTTGCCGATCTCGACGTAGTTGTGATTGTCGGCCTGTAGGTCGCTTGAATAGGCAAATTGCAGCGTGATGAAAGGCGGGGGCGGCGATGGTGCAGGAAACTCCCCGTATGCTACCGGCAGCCCTGTAGACTTGAGGATGGTAACCAATTCCGCCAAGGTCATGACCCGCCCCCGTTCTGGATGATCCGCTTAATGTCGGACGCCAAGTTTCCAGCGTGTTTATCGTATGCTGGCCGTAAATGGGGATAAGCCCGGACCCGTCCTCCGCCGCGTTTGGCGTGTCCAAATTCGAGCAGATGCACCCTGCGGGAGTCCTTTTTGTTCCAGATAACCCGGCGTGACTTGCCTTCGTATCCTTGTTTTGTTTTCTTAAAGCCCTTTGCGTATTCACCCGAGCGCTTGGGAGCTGCCTGCCGGGTATCCTCAAGCACTGCATCAGCCACAACATCCACTTTCTTATCGATCGCCTCGGACACATCTTCGGTATACTCCCGAACGGCGTCCGTTATAGCTGAAGCCAGTTGGTCAATGCTGATGTTAGCCATCTGCCGCCACCCTTTCACAGACAAGCTCCAGTTCTTCGATCCCCGTCGAATAGGTACGGATGATCCGATATAACTGCCCTTCGAATTGCAGCGTCCGCTCCCCGTTGTACTCGTAGGCATGTACAGTGAACGTCAGCTCCGGCCGAAGACCGGCAGCAGCAGCGTTGTAAAACTCATTACGGCCTATGGATTTCAGGCTGCAAAGGATCGTTGTATCATTCTCCTGGGGAATCTGATTGCCATTCTCGTCGCTTTCGTATCCGACCTGTCCAATTAAGGTTACCTCATGGTCGTATGTCATCGCCCCGGACCCCCTGAATGAATCATCAAGTTATGCAACCGAAATTGCAGATGTCGCGGCATCGCCCCGTCACTATCCCTGGACTGATACCTCCATGTTGCAAGGTCCACGCAAAACATCAAATGGCTGGCGTCGTCAGGCTGCAGCGCAATCCCCTTTTCGTCCTCCAGCTCCCTGACTACGCCCGCAACAATAGCGGTCAGGTACGTATCCCTGACCGCCGTGCGGACGCCTAAGCGCTCTTTGACGAGAGCCAAAATCAGCGCCGTATCCATAATTAGGACTTGGTGACGGCAACCGAATAATTCCGGACGGTCGTTCCGTTAGTCACCTTCACCGTTACCGTATTTACGCCTGCCGCCCATGTTGCGCTTCCGCCATTGGCTACCGTGGTCGAACCATTCTTGATCTCAATCACCGCTTTGTCCTTTGCAGCATCGACATTGATAGTATTGGTCGCCGATGTTGTAGCCGCCGTGTAGTTCGTGACAGCCGGGTTAAAGGCAGGAGTAAGCGTCAAGTTACCGATCGTCAGTTCATCCAAATACGCATCAGACGGGTTTGCATTGTCCGGCGCAAACGGTACAACCGTCGTAGGATCAACATTGTTGATATTGACGATAACAAAGCCTTCGCCGAAAACAGGACGGCCGTCATAACGGGCAGTTCCCTTAAACACCGTCTGATCCTCGATAAAGCGGACATGTTCCGATTGGGCGAGCTGAATTCCTGCACGCTCTGCCAATAGATACAAAGATCCGTAACCACCGATGATATCGCCGTCCGGGATAAAGTCCAGGATCTCAATATCACCACCGACAAGCGGCATGGTATTATTCATGGATGCGACAAGCGCACCTGCTGCATTAAACACCACCATGCGTGCCATGAGCTGGGCATGCGTTTGGGTATTCATCGCCCAGAACTTAGAACCATTGCTGAAATTGGCTCTAGCGGCTGACAAATCAAGCATAAGCGCCGAGAAGAACGCTTCGGCCGTCATGGCTGCCGGATTAAGCTTCAGCAAATGGGTCGCCCGCAAATCCGTCCATGCCGGGGCTTTGGAACTCCAGTCCGAAGGCTGCGAGGATTGCGCAAGCCGCGTTGCAATACCCAATGGCATCTTCTTCCCCGTGCCATACAGGATAGCCTTGTCTACAGCCAAGCCAATAGCCTGCGCGATGGCATCCAAAATTTCGGCCGCCAGATTCAGGTCACTGTCTTCCAGTGTGGCATTGCAGATCGGGATGAACCCGCCTACCTTATATCCGTCAACCTCGATTTGGTTGAATCCGATCGACAATTCATTCAGAGTGGCGCAGGCTTCTGTCCAAATCGCTTCCGGGATCGCACCCGCGATGTTTTGCCGCGCCGTGCCCTTCAGCGGTCGAAGCTGAATCTTGGGCAACAACTTGCTATAGCGGTGCAGATTGTCGCGGATCAGGCCAAGCATTACTTCTGGAATCGTCAGGTCAGCACCTGTCACTGCCCGCTGCTGTGCAGTTTTTCCCAGCTCCCTGACTTGGGCCAAGAAGTCCTTTACCTCATTACGTGCTACCAGCGCGGAGCGCTGTTCAAAGGGCATGTTGCGGAAGAATCCGATCATTCTTGTTTCGCCTCCTGTAAATTGATTTCTTTGGTCTGGTGTGGCCGGAGCTGCGGGGATGTTTTCGGGTGATCCCGTATTGCTCGGCTCTTTGCTGTTCAGTTGCTCAAGTTCACCTTCAAGTGCGGAAATCTCACCTTCCAGTTTGGTTTTATCCGCCTCAAGTGCTTCCTTGTCGGTATCGTGCTTCCCGATTTCCTCTTCGACGACAGCGATTTCTTCTTCGGTCGCAGCCTCTTCGATAGCCTTCTCCAGTTCCTCGGATCGGGTCTTCAACTCTGCCGCCCTCGTCTCCATAGCCTCAAGCGCTTCTTTGCGCTGCTGGATTTTACGAGTAAGCATTAATTGTTTAAGTGCCATTATTTTTTCAACCTCGCTTTCAATTGTTGTTTGCGCTGCTGCATCTGTCTGTCCCGATGCTGGGCGACCTCAGCCTTTCGCGCCTGTACGCCGGTATCGGTGTATTGGGGAAAGGTGACTACGCTGACCTCATGTAAGTCGATCTCGCGTATCGTCCATTTGACAGATCCATCGTCCCGCCACTCTGTATCCTCTCGGGTGATATTGAATCCAAATGAACATTGGTCCACATCTCCGCGCCTGACTCGCTCATAGAGATTCACCGCATCGCTGTCATTGGGATTAACCTTTACCCGCCCCCAAAGGCCGAAAGAATCCGCCTTAAGCTCCAAAGTGCCTGACTTATTTCGCCCAAGGACAAACATCGTGTCGTGGTTGATCAGCGCCCGAACATCGTTGCTCAGTGTGCTATTGAATGCTTCAGGTGCAATTTCTTCAATGGCCCCCGGCCAAAGCTCGGTTTGCCGGTTGAACACCGCGAAGTAACCTTCGATAATCATCTCTTGTCCTTCCGGTTCGGCCCGCGTCTTAAGCTCCGTTTGCAGGCTGCGTGTTTGCCTGACATCTCTACTCACCGCCATCACCTCCTTCGTCCAATCCCTTTTTGATCTTTTTCAGCTTCTTTTGCTCCCCCAGCAGATCAGCGGGCAAATAGTTCTCCAGCACGATCAATTCGTGCATTTCAGGGTCCGGACTCATGCCTACCCAATCCCGCAGCTCATTGCGCCGCAGCGTGTTGCGGTCTACAAGCGCTGTCCCGGCCGTCACCAAATCAATCAGGTCGTAAGAGTAAAGCGACCTCGGATTGAATTTGAAGAATAGATCAGGGGCAATCAGCAGTTTGCGGGTCAGCTCCTGCACAATGCCTGTAGCCATGGGGAGAATCCGGGAGTTAATAAAGGCGTTATATTCGTCCTTCTTGAAGTCCCCGACGCCAACAAAAAAGGCCGGCACTCCTAGGAGGCCCGCCACCGTGCGCTTATCAAGTTGTACCGCGTCGTTAATCGCCAAGTCATTCAGGGATAACGGTTTGATCTGGTTTACCTCGAGCAAATCCGCAGGAATGATCCAGGGCTTCCCGCCTCCTGTCTCGGAGACATACCGCTTCAGGAGCTTATCCCGGGAATCCTCATCTTCGAAGTCGCTGGACAAGCCGTCAACTTTGATGATCAGGGAAGGCTTCCATTTATCCGACATGAAGCTGTTTTTGGTCTTTGACGCTTGCTTGAGATTGGTAATGATATCCCGTAGCGCCACCCGGTAACCGGTCCCCACCCATGGCCGCTCCGGATCGGGGTTGATCATAAAGTGAAGCAGTTCATCGTGATTATAGTGTCGGCCCTGATATAGAATCTGGTAGGCATCGGGAGTATCAATGATGCTGACGCCTGACGGTTTGAACGGGACCAAATCGGATATCAATCCATCGCGCATCTTGGGGTATACGACGCTGTTTCCGTCTCCCTCCAGCAGCATGGTGTTCACGATGTTAAACATCCAAGCTTTTCGAGTGGATAGGCTGTAAGGATTGATATCAATCTTCCTTGACAACTCATTCCGTACCCGGATGTCGCCTTCGTCGGTATTCCGCATGAGGTGGATGGTCATGCTACTGATCAGGTCCGCTATTTTTCCGACCGCCATTTTGACCTCGGGGTTATCCGATAGCCGGGTATACCCAGGCACGCAAAGGGTATCGTGCGCGTCATCGGTCAAAAGCCAGCCGATCGGCGTTTGCGGAGCTGCCCGCGTGCTTGGGGATGCTTTACCTTTTCGCTTTTTACTCATCGTCGTCACCACCTCCATCCAAGTATTTTTTTATGTCCGTCTTATTTTCGCCGATGCTGTGAAGCATCTTCATGGCCGCGAATACCGTTGCATCGAATATATCGATACGCTGATTCGGCATGACCTTTTCATACATCACGGCATCATCCGTCTTTTCGACGGCACTGACATTCGCAAGGCAGTATTCGAAAGCATCCGAATGGAGGTAGTAAAAGTTTCCGTCTTTCGCATATTTCTCGATCCTCCGGAACCCTTCGCTCTTGAGAAAATACAGTTGCGGTTGATCGACAACTTTAAACTTTTTCTTCTTCATACCCAGGAAGAACTCCCGGGCAAATTTGCGGTCGAATCCGATTTCTTTGATCTTGAATCCTTTAGACCGCATCATTACAAACCATTGAATGATGTCGTCATAGTTAATCGTCGGAGTATTGCACATGTCCAGCCATCCGTCATCCATCCATCCGAATAACGGAATGCCGTCATCTTCGGCCTTTGTCTGAGCCGCAATGAGTGGGAACCAAGCATGCGTAATCGCAATATCGACACCGTTATAATTTCCATAGAGAGCAGCAGCCGTTAGGTCATGCACTTTGGACAAGTCAGCCCCGCCATACCAATAAATCGGCAGTCTGGCCAGTTGCTCCAGCGTCCAGGAATGTTTTCGGTCACTCGCTTTAAACTCGTCCAGATTGAAATATGCCTTCGTTGCGGCCGTGTAGATATTAAGCGACTTCGCCAAGAAGTCCTTGCGCTGCTGCGGGTCCTTCTGAGCTTCCAGCGCCTCATTCATGATGTCTACCGGCCGAATACTCACGCCATAATTCGGATTGGCCTTCTCATGCTCAATGGCCGATGTATAATCGACATTCCCCTTGTCGTCCTGGTCCGCCTTGCAAATAAACACAAAATAATGTTCGGCGACGGCAGTCTTATCCAAGATTTTTATGCAATACTGCAGCCGCTGATAGCAGAAACTTGTCATGTCGTCACCGGCCGTCGTAATGCCGATCATCAGCTTATTGGCGTATGCCTTCATAGCCTCTTTGATGATGTTGTATTGCTTTGGCCGCGTGTAGGCGTGAAGCTCGTCAGCAATGGCATAATTGCAGTTCAATGAGTCCTGGGCGTCAGGATTCGCCGCCAGCGCTTCGATGGTCAAAGCGCCTTCGTCAAACTCCCCCGAAATGCTGTGATTCTGGTTGTTGTCCAGGATTCGAAAGCTTTCCTCTTCCCCCATTTGCTTCAGGTTAAAGAGAATGAATTTAAAGCTCTGTAGCGCCTGCCTGAGAGCTGCACCTACGATGTAGATGGTAGAGCTGGATTTAATGCTCAGCATGGCGAGCGCCCACGCCAGCGCAGCAGAAAAAGGCGTTTTCCCGTTCTTCCGCGGAACGTACAAAAACGCTTCTTGAAAGCGGCGAAGGATCGTCCCCTTTTTGTAGAAGCCGAGCAGGTTGTAGATGATGAACTTTTGCCACGGCTCCAGCAGGAACGGTGACCTTCGTAGGGGCGTACCGTCCAACCTCTCGCCCTTCTCATGGACAAAGGTTGTTTCGATAACCTCGATTACATATTCAGCATCATCCGGCCGAAAATCATAGGTGTTCGATTCCAGGTCATCCAGGAATCGTTGGCACCCTTTGATCAACTCCCGGCAAGCTACCTTTCGACCTTCAACAATGCTACGGGCATACTCCATAACAATGTCGCGGTTCGGGTATTGTTCACTCACTTATTTCCTCTTGTTCATGAGGGCTTGTAGTTTGGATTCCCCTGGCTTCTTTTTCTTGATAGTCAGGGCGTCCATCGATTTTGGGTTCAGACATAGACGGTCGGAGTATGCCAGAATGTCCTTTCGTAATGTCTCAAGCGAAGCGAGGATCGGACTCTTCTTCGCCCCTCCTTGATCGGTGTTCACTTCGTACTGATATCCATTTTCCTCGAACTCAGCCGATAGGGTATTATATTGAAAAACCAATTCCGCATAGATTTCGATGATCCGATTAAACTGTGGTTTGTAGATTTCCAGAACCTTCATATCCGAAATCGTTGACCGTTTGATTTTATCTTTCGTCGGTGGTTTGGTAGGCGCTCTTGCCATGACCTCCCTCCTTTCACATGTTCCAAAAAAAGTTTCCCCCGGACTCGCACTATTGGAAAAGGCTCCCCCACCCGGTCCCGTTGATAGTTAAAACCTATAACGTAAGGTGGGGGGGTTATTCATCTGTAGAGTTTTGGGATTTCTCCTTTTTTTCATAAATGCCGATCCCCAAATCTTTCGCAATACTCACCAATGTATCCCCAATCATATCTGTCGTTTGTTTCAGAGCTACAGCTCCGCATAGATCAACCAATGCCCGAAGCTCGGCCAGAAACTCAAGCTTCAGCTTTACTTTGTTGCCGTCAAATGGTCGAGTGCTAACCGTCTTTCCACAATCCACTGAGTTTCCCAATATCCGGTTATCAAGCACTACCTTATCGCCCGTATTCCAATACTCGCTTCCAGCGATCGTATACCGGTTGTCATTGCGCTCTCTATCCATTTCTCCTATTATTCGCAACAATGCAGTTACGTCACCATAATAATAGTCATTGATAAACCTTAATCCGTTGTTAATCTGAGGTGAAGGCCCCTCTATCCTTTCCCGATCAAGCAATGCATCGTATTCCCTTACTCGCCTCTTGATTTGTTCGATGTCCCTTTGAATGACCATGTTACCCATGTCTTTCCGCCTCTCCGGCCTTATTGGCCCAATCTCTCCATCGTTCTCCTGCTTCAGTCAAGACGTTCGTCTTCCTATCGTGTAGGCTGTCATGGCAGCTCCCGCACATACTCACCAGGTTCCAACTCGCTAGGGCAAGCTCTGGTGCATGTTCTAATGGATTGCAATGGTGTACGGTTGTGGCCGGAACACTCTTCCCGTACCTTGTACACTCTCGACAACGATATTCATCCCTTCTTAGAATTTTCTCTCGCTTCTTTCCCCACCTTCGGGACTTGTAAAATTCTCGGCCCATCAGCTTTACCTCCCTTGCTTATAAGTGGCGATCGTAAGACAAAAAGGAGCCGCATCTCTGCGACTCCTGCAATTGATCAGTTTTTCACGCTTTCATCATAACATGGAGATTTCCGCTCGTGTTCCGCATTTTTTCCCTGTTTAACCCTCACTTTTGCGACATTTTCTTTACCCGCATTCATGAGTAGGCATCATGTCCAGGACTCCCCACAACTTTAATGTACCGGCAATAGAAGCGATCCCCTTACCTATCCGCCGGTCGACGGTTGAGGACTTGCCATCATAATGCATGAATCGGCAGGTATCCGAGTAGCTGTAGCCCTTAATGTACCGGAGCGTGACGGCCTGTTTCACTTCGTCCGAGCGGATCAGGTTTATAGCCCGATCTATGGACTTCTTGAGAACGGCCAGTTCCTCGGCTGCCGCTTTCTGGTTCATAGCCACGATCATAGCGTTTGCCGTCTTGTTGGCGTACAAGTCTTCAGGGCCCAGCCTGCGGGCCGTCTCGCCTTCCTGGATGGCTGCGCGGATATCTTCTTCATGGTCCCGGTAGTCTTCCACTCGATTCCGGATGTCAATATAATCTTTGAGCAGCCGGAGAGTTTTCCGCATATCCTCCTTGGCCGCTGCCGGGAACAGCTCAAGCTGGCTCAGAATGCGTTCGTCCTCTTTCTTTTCGGCTTCCCGCTTCTTGGATTCGATTTGCATCCATCCCCGCTCCTCGCTACCTTTTTCGTGAATGCCGATCTATCATTTCCCTGAAATATTCTTTTGTCTCTTCCTCTGTCTCGCCGTATTCGTTCACCTGCATTCCATCGATGAAGCGATGTGTTTTATGATCGAACAAGACAACCGTGTACCGGCAATTCAGCCCCTTGCGCGGAAACGATTCATAGAATGCGTTCACCAGCTTAAACACCCTGCCGAGTAATCTTGTTTTGTTCAGTACCATATCCAACAATAGCACCGTGATATACCAGCTTGCTGCTAGTGTTACAAGCATCAGGCACCCGAAGCCGAAACCAATGAACACGTTTGTCATTGTCCCACTCCCTCAGGCGTATGCTCTTTAAGCCACGTATAGATTAATTTTAGAGCATATCTCTGCCCTTCCCCATTGCCTGGATCACGCCAAGATAGATACTCGGATACTTCTTGGACAAGACCAATCAAGCTTTCGTATTGATTGACTACGTTGTCAAGCTGCTGCTTCATCTCGCTGACTAATTTATCCCCTTCCAGGACTAAAGCCTGCAGATCCGGATTGTATTCTTGGCTCATTCCTGTTCCCCTCCATACCTGTTCTTGTCCTTTAGCCTCCGCAGGCACACCCATACCCTAAGCCCGCATAGGGCTGCAACTATCAACTGGCCCCAAATAATCGCCATTATGACCGAATTCAATGTCATGGGTAATCCCTCCCATCAGGTGCCTGTAATTAATAATCAGATTTATTCACTCTGGTCATACGAGACATCGCTTCACGAGCTATACCACTATTTTTAAAGCTGAACGGATTCCCTGAAATTCTCTTTAAAGCCTCATAAGATATTTCAACTAAAGCCTTCATCCACTTCATCTCAGCAGTTACTTCCCTAGCAAATGTTTTTGACTCATTGATATGCTTTTGGTAGTCGGAGAATATTGCATTACGGCTTGCTTGTATATTGGTAATATGCCTATCCTGGAATTCTACGATCGCCAGCAGCCTATTGACCTCCACGGCCATTCCTTCATGTCCATCGGCATGTAATTGGTCTACGGCATTCCGAATGATTGCCTCCTGCTCTTTGTTCATGCCCTCTTCCTCGCTTTCTTGTCTTGGGATTTTTCTCTCTCCATCTGCTTCCGCAGCTTCTCCAGCGCATTGTTGAACACGTACTTCGGCAGGCCCATCTCTTTGGCTAACACTGTCCTATATCTCCACCACCGTTTATTGTCCCGAAGGAATTGCCATTGTTCCGGCGTTAGTTCTACCTCCTCCGCTGGGGGCAAATCGATAATAGCTACCGCTGGCTGTTTTCCTAAAACCTGATTATTTCCCACGACTTCATACTCGGTTTCTATAAAAGCAAACTCTTTTTGGTTCCCTTCTCTCGTTCTGATCTTGGAGGACGTTGCCATGCCCTTCCGTTCCAAAGTTAGCAGGATGTTCCTAGCCACCCCGATATCGATATCTAAGGCTTCCGAAATGCCTCTTGTCGTTTTATCTGCGGCTACCCTGAGTGCTTCATAAACTCTTGCTTGTCCATCAGTCAGTTTGTTCATTCTCGCTCCTCCTCCGTTTAGATTTTCATCCTCATTTGCTGATGTGTCGGTTCCTTCGGTTTATACTGTTTTGGGTGCCGCTCCGTTAACACGTCTAGGACGGCGCTGAGCACTCCCGACCACTCGGTAAGGTATTTGTTCCTCTGACCCTCGTATTCGGCCTGAGACGACCACGCAGCGTGTCCAGATGGATCAATCTCCGGACGGAGTGTCCAACGTGTGTCACCGAAGCGAATTCGGGTGCCTCCGCAGCGGAATCCATTCAGCAGCGCCGTCAGCTCCTCGTCGTATTCTGCGACCAGTTCCAAGAGGGCTGTCCATAGGTCTTGATCTTCCGTCAAGTCCGGCCGCGGATCGATTCGGTATGCAGGACGGAAATGCGGCGACAGCGACGTATTTGCTGTATCGTGCGACGTCGCGCGATTTGTCATATCGGCAGACGCCTGCCGGTTTGCTTCGGGATCATATGTTCGATCAGAAGGGCGAGCCGTCCACACGGCTGCACCCTCTGCATCCAATTGCTTTAATTCAGCCTTTAGCCGGGCCAGTTTACTTCGAACCGGTAGAAACTTCGGGTCATTCGCCTGCAGCTTGGACAGGTACGTTTCCCCGCTCCGAATCCGTTCTTGAAGATCAGTTCGCCGGTCCATCTTGGGCAAACTCGAATTGTGCAACGTAAGCCTGCAACTCTGCCGTCAGCCCCTTATGCTCGATGAAAGAGCATAGAATGTCCTGGCTAATCTGCGCCGCCTCAGCGACGGTCAGCAGCTTGTTCTGCTCGTCCTCGACGATCCAGTTCATTCGACGCCCGTCATGCTGGCAGCTGATGTGATACTCGTGAACGCCTTCCCTCAGTGCAGCATCTTCAACCTTTGGTATCAGGCTGCTGATAAAGGATCTTTTCTCCGCGAGGGAAGCGCCGTTGAAATCTACCCGGTCAATCTCGGCAAGCTCGTACACAGCCTTGCATAGCTCGTATACGTGCCATTGGTTGCCGGGAAATTCCGATACCAGCAGCCGTCTGTGACTCACCGCCAGCAGCGCCCGCTCCCTCGCGCCTTTCTCGCCCTGCCGTAAGGACTCATACCAGCTATCGATTGCTGATTTTGCCGGTATCATGGCCCTGTTCTTGCGCTTGATGATATTCAGTTCAGGGATTCTTTTTAATTCGGCTTGGCTATCAGAATGAAATTTATTAAGCATATGATTACCCCTCTCGGTTATAGGTCCCATTCTCGGGCCTTGTATTCGGTACGTAACGCATCGAGAATGCCCCGGTGCTGTTCCATCTTCGCCCGCTCCGCTTCGTTAAAGCTGTTGGCGGCTGCCGATTCGTTCATGAGCTGCCAGTCCGTGAACCGGTCAAACTCGACATCCGTCTCAATCTCCCGGACCGGTATAGTCCCGTTCATGACCAGATGGGCAAAGTCATCATCGGACAGGTCATCTATAATCCGGTCTATGTTGTCTATGATCCAATCCTCAAATGCTGCTGTCATCCCGCCTCCCTTGACGGCGATCCTGCAGGCATCCAGGACGATGTTCTTGTACTGGTCCCGCAGCTCCTTCACGGCAATACTTCCGTGATGTACATTCGGGGTTTGTTGAAGCTTAGCCAGATCGGACGTTTTTTGTCACCGCGCCGGGCTTTCTTGCTCTCCAGTTTGTGCGTTGCCCGGAATGGCGCGTCCTTCAATTCGTCCTCGTCCAGCGGCCTCAAGAAGAACATCGCATCGGCTTCATTCGCCATCATTCTGGCCCCTTGCAGCTTACCCTCGTCATTGAGCTGGGCAATCAGGATGACGGCCGTGTCCAACTCCTGGGCAAGCTTCTTGCACTCTTTGGCGATGTCCCGCATGATTTGCCATTCTTGCTTCCCCTTGGCCTCCATCTCCATCCGGCCTACATAGTCGATCACCAGCAGGTCCATGTCGCCATACTGCGTCTTGAAGCGGCGGGCAAGTCCCCGGCTGCGCTCCGGGCTGAGTACCGGCAGCACAGACAAGAAAACGCGGGATTGCGTGAACTTCTCGAATGCGTTCCTGATCTTGGTCCGGTCTTCCGGTGTCAGGTCCTTCCCGCCCGTGTACACATGCTCGAAGTCGATGTTGGCCATCTGAGCAGCGAACCGGAACACGATTTCGTTTTCGTTCATCTCGGTGTTCTGGTAATAGGTCCGGTTGTTCTGGTGAATGCTGGCGTGCCGGACGATGTTCTGTGCCAGCGTCGTTTTCCCTTCGCCGGTCTCGGCTGCCACTATCAGCAGATCGCCGCCCTTGAGTCCTTTCATGATCCGGTCAATGCTCGGGAAGCCGTCAAGAGTTGTTACTCCGTCCCGGACCGTCTCCCGGCAAAGTGTTATTCCTTGGGTCGCGGAATCGCCGTTATACCTTCGGTCAAACTCGGCTGCAGCGTTCTGCCCGGCCGTCTCGGGGGTAATGATGTCCTTTGCCCCATCCTGGACATTCACTCGCAGGATGCGCCGCTCCACGATTTGAGTGATTTCTTTGATGTCTGGCTCCGTCTTGCAAATATGGGCGATAGCCCGAGCTGCTTCGTAGTACGATCGGCGTGTATGCAGCTCCTGGAGCTTTTCCAGCCATTGCCCGAATGCAGACTCACTTGCGACGGTTTCGCGGATTGCTCGAAATGTATCCCCGGGAATGCTATCCCGCAGCTCTTTGTAAATCAGGTTCAGTGTGGGCCGGCCTTTTGGAGCCTTTTCCCGAATGGCGTTGAATATCTCGGCATTGTCCGCATTCGCAAAATGATCTTGAGTCAAGACCGCCAGCCCGTCATAAAAAGTCTTGTCGGCTGCCAGCAGTCCGGCCAGCACGTTCACTTCCGTTTCGTAATCCCGCATCATGTCCATCATCAGAGCGTCCCCCTCATGTCATCTGGTGGTTCGAGTGGAGTTACGCTGTCGATATCAAAGGATGCTCTAGCCTTTGCAATCAGATCGGCAGGCACAGGAATGAATCTGCTTTCCCGAAAGTGAGCGTATAGGTATTCCTCTGCATCTGCGAATGATACTCTGTTCTCAAGCGCCCTTTTCCAGCTCCGGGCACTCTCCTTTGATGGCTGATACGTTGGAACAAAATTTGAAATGATTACAAGGAGTTTTCCCGCTTCCTCGATTGTCACGCTTATCCATCCTCCTTGAGCGAGTTTAAAAATCGATCTTGATCGAAAGTCGATTTCTTCTGAAACCGTTGCGTCTTTTTCTTCTGGTCCTCTCGATGCCAATTTCGAATTGACAGATAGGCGCTTCTTTGTTGTTGCACGCGAGCAGTTTGTCCGCTGATCCAGCTTCCGAAACGGAGGAAATAGTCTTCAAGTTCATCCCCCAAAAGTGCGCTTAGTTTTTGGTGTTCATCATCGGTCAAGAAGACGTAAGGCGAATACTCTTTTTTATGAGTTGCGTCGTCAGGCGCATAATCTTTTAAATCTTTTTTAATATCTTTCTTTTTTAAACCTTTTTTAGACGCCTCGGAAGCCGCGTCATTACTGGGCAAATCGGGTGTCGAACTTCCCTTTTCGGGAAGCTCTTCTTCCCTTTTCGGGAAGTTATTTTCATCGCTTCTTCCCGTTTCGGGAAGTTCTTCAACTTCCGCAGCTTCTTCGTCAATCTCTTCAAAGTTCCCGTTTTGGGAAGATTCCTCACTTTGATTGCCTTGGCTGAAACTTCCCGTTTCGGTAACTTTTTTTCGTTCTTTTTTTGCTAACGTGATATTGGTATGAATGATTTCCTTGTATCGATCTTCATCCCATGAACGAACCGGGCTGACCTGCCAAGCATCATAATCTTTGTTCAGCCCGTATTCATTTCCGACACGATCCCAACGAATGACCTTGCAATTTTCTAGGTATTCAAGCTCACTTTTGATTTTGTTTTCACCCACGCCACACAAAGAGAAGTCTTTCTGCTTCGGGATGAAAGCCGTCTTTCTGCCGCAGCCATAGGACATTCGGATGATGAATTGCAGAATGTCCTTTTGCCGCTTAGTGAAGTCCCGGCGGATGATTTCATCCCATATGTCGTTTGCAAGCCCTACGTATCCACGTTCCTTTTGAGGATTCACCACGCCGGTATTCACCTACACCTTCTGTCCGTGCACAATTATTTCAAGCGTCGCGAAATGTACGGTGTGCGGAATCTTCTCAGAAATGATAGCAATATAAAACTTTTGAAAATTCTTCTGATCCGCAAAGCGGAACAAAGCATCGCCGGTTCGGCCTACTAGCACATCCATACTGTCACTCCTTAAATGATGCTGTGATTTGTTTCAAATACTGGTATCCGTGAATGAAGCCCTGAATGAATCTGTCCTCTTCCCCAAGATGCTCCACCAAATTACGGGCCTCCAGATACTCATCGAACAATAAATCAATATCCGGTCCCAAAACTGCCCGCAACTTCACTTCGGCTTCTACTTCTTGCTGAGCAGCATCAAACCGGACGCTATTGGGGCGTGGCGAACGAACGCGATCAAGAGCCACTGAATTGAAGTGAAGCTTCGCAAGCTCCCCTAGCACCTCGCGCATACCCGCTTCATAATACTGTTCCTTCTCATCCATTTGGGATGTGAACGGAGATTGATAGGCGGACGCATCATCAAGTTCGATGGACATATTATTTAAATTGGTCATCATTGTTCTGGCTGCCATGTGTATCCTCCTAATAGAGGCCTCTTGACGAAAATCGCAGATTGCGATATTATTTACGCCAAGAGCTTTAGCCTCGGTTTTTGAATGAAATCCCCTCGGCCATCCGCCAAGATAAGCGAGGGAGATTTCAAAACGTGATGCTTCTCGATCCTAGGATTGAGAGGCTTTTTGCATTTTATCGAACATAATCTTTTCCAATGAATTAATTTTGTGGAGCAGAACGAGCAACCTTACTGCTACCATCTCTTTTGTTGTTTTGTTGCAATCATGGGCGTCGAGAATAATATCGTTAATTTCTGCTTTAATCAGAGTTACATCCTGATAATCAAGGAAAGTGGAGAAAACTTCCGGTGTAATGACGGTATTTGTGTTGTTCATCCAGGCGGCCTCCTATCGAAATATGGATACAAAAGTTATAAGTGCAAAGCCAGCAAGAGGACAAAAGCAGCAAATGAACAAGACTGTTCCGATCAGTTCGCCGCGTGTCATAACGCCAGTTCTTCCTCCCCTTGAATTACAGCTAGAAGCTTAGATTCTAATGAGGACACCATTATTTCTGCACGTTCTGGGCTAATACCGAAATTTACGATACGTTGAATGACATCCCGCCTCATAACAGATAGGTTCCAGCCATCGCAGTCTTCTTCTGTCCCAAAATGGATTTCATCAGTGCTTACACCATAAGTTTCCGCAAGTTTTCTTGCCATATTGACCGGAATCCGTGACCCGTGCAATTCATACCATTTGAGTCTTTTTACCGAAACACCAATATCCTGAGCTGCTTTTTCCAACGACATCCCGGCTTCTTCTCGCGCCGTCCGAATCGTGATTTTATATTCGGTCATGTTATTCCTCCTTTCCCGGCTCGTCCCGTTCCGCTTCAATTTCGGCCTCGTGTCGAACTTTGAGATGCTGGTAGGCGTGCTGGATTGTTTTCGCCAGGGAAAGGTAAAGGTCACGATCCAATTCGGATGCTTCATTCAGAACTTGGTGGGCAATGGGCGCCATGTAATCGTCAACGTCTCCCCAAAAAGCGTTCGGGTTAACCATCGTATCCAGGACATCTTCGGTAAACATGTTAAACAATTCCCCTGATCCTGCCATCTCGGAAAGAAATTCTGCGAATGTAATCGGCTTACTATCGAAAGTGATTGTACCGACAAGCTCTTTTATTTTTGTCTTCAACTGATCAGCGTCAAGGAATGCCGGTTGTTCTGGTTCGTCCGGAAAGATATGGGCGCGGTAATCTTCATTTGCTCCACCGAGCAGCTCGGCGAGTTTGTCTAAACGTTCCTGACGTTCCTTGAATCCGACAAACGCCAGTTTGTCATTTTCGTGTTTACCTACAATCGATTTGACCTTGGCTTTCTCGGCCTCCGCATATATGGCGCTAGAGGCATCAAGCATGTCGTCGAAGCAAAGAGTACGGATGTAGGTGATTAGAGCAGTTTCGTGAGTCGTCAATTTCATAGGGTTATCGCTCCTTATAGGTTTCGTTTAGAAAATCGAAATACCAATCATAATCCCGCTCCTTCTGGAGCCTCAAGTGTGTAAGTGTCTCGTCCACCGAAATCCACCAATTACACCTGTACCGTCTATAAAACTTCTTTTCATTCAACAGCAAGGCGTGTTGCATAACCTTCCGGACATCAGTGTGTTTATGGATTTTCAAGAAGAACAACCATCGCTCCAAGGACTCAATTCTGTACTCATCAATGACAATTTGTGCTACAAGCCATTCAACGCCGTTTATACCTTGGGCCAGCTTATCCAAAAGAATTTCATTTCCGGCATTGATCGTAGCTTCATTCGTTTTATGCCAGTGTTGGAAACTTTTCACCCGCTTACTCCTCCTTGGCGGTCAATCCATTCCAGAAGGGCGGATTTTTTAATTCTTCGCGACTTGCCGACCGAAAAAGACTGGATTCCACCCGACTCCACTTTTAAGCTACAAAGCCCGTAGACTGTATTTCTTGAAATCCCTAGAAAGCGGGCCACTTGCTGCGGGTTTAAAATGTCAGGCAGAGACTCCGTGTGGATTAAGTTATCGCGCTCCAAATCTTATCGCCTCCTTTTCTTTCCAGATACTCGTTTCGTGTACTTGGTCCCTAAAAAAAAGAGTCCAATCAAATTCCATGACCGATGCGATTTTTTTTGCAGTCGGAACGCTTGGGACTCTTTCCCCCTGCTCAATTGAAGCAAAGGTTGTTCTGGCAAGGCCGGCTGCATCAGCAACTTCTTTTTGAGTCAAACCGGCAGCGTTTCGCTTATTCACCAGCCATTCACGTCTCATATTCTCCCTCCCTCCTCAATGACTCGAAGTGCGTATTCAAAATATACTACTCATTACGAGTCATGTCAACACCTATTTACACAGTGCGCGTCACATGTTATACTACACATATAGCGTAGTTATTCTTTTTTGGTGAGAGGATGTTTAGAAGTGATGTTTCATGAAAGATTGAAGAATTTACGCGAAGAACGTAAGATTCGCCAAATGGATGTCGCAAGCAAGATCGGCATTGCACGTACAACTTACGCAAGCTATGAACAAGGTTTTAGGGAACCGGATCAGTCTACCTTGCTTAAAATTGCTGATTTTTTCAAGGTTGACATTGACTACCTCTTGGGTAGAGCGGACACACCTTTTTCAAATCCTTCATCGCATGACCCTCTAAATGATCCGGAAATGCAATTATTCTTCAAAGATTGGGACAAGCTTTCACCTGAACGTCAAGAGGAAGTCAAAGCATTCATGCGTGCTCAACTTCGTATTCAAGAAGAAATCAATAACCATAAAAAATAGTCAGGGATAACCAATTAAATGGTATCTCCCTGCCCAAAAACAGAACATAGGTTCTTGTAAAAGGGGACTGCTGGATGAACCTGGATAAATATACTACAACCCATCTTGAAGACTTTGTTAACCTTCTTTATTTCAATAAAGGGGTAACAAAACCTGAGCAGTTAACCATCAGTCATCTCTCAAGTGTTCTTGATGTAACTGTTAATTTTGGGGTGATAAGTTTTGCATATGAAAAAAGGGGTCAAAAGATTATATACATAAATGAAAAACTTTCAGATGATGAAAAGAGAATTGATTTTTTTCATGAGCTTTGCCACATCTACCGGCATGAAGGAAACCAGTTAAACATGCACAAAATGATGAAAGAATGGCAGGAGTGGGACTGTTTTAATTTTTCGCTTTATGCATCTATGCCAATATTCATGGTCAGATCAATGAGTTTGCCTGCAGCTCAAGAAGACATAGCACTTTTTTTCTCCAATTTTTTTCATGTGAGCTATGAACTGGCGGCGCTGCGTGTAATACAAATCTTCCGAAGAATTAATCAACTTGCCTGACGAAGGAGGAATTTTTTTGAAAGGATCTTTTCGGAAGCGGGGATGCAAATGTCCTAAGGACAAGAAACGTTGTACCTGCGGCGCTACATGGTCATTTAGGATTGATATTGGTATTGATCCAGTAACAGGGAAAAGAAGACAAAAGGAGGGGTATGGATATCGAACGAGAGCTGAGGCAGAGGATGCAGCGGCTAAGGTTTATGCTCAAATATTAGAAGGCAGCTACGTTGCTGAAAAAAATATCTTATTTAAAGATTTTGCCCCGATCTGGCTTGAATCATATGAATCAAGTGGGAGGGTTAAAGCAAGCACAGTTGAAATTCGGCGAAAAAAACTCAATGTTCTGCTGAAATGTTTTGCGAATGTGCAAATGAAAGCAATAACAACGATGATGTATCAATCCGTTCTTGATGATTTGGCAAAAAAGTACGCCAGAAAAACTGTTGCAAGTGTCCATGAGGTTGCAAGCTTAATTTTCAAGAAGGCAGTTGAAATGGAAATCATAGCCAAGGACCCCACTCGCAAAGCCCAGGTTCCTTTTATCCAAAAGACTCTTGAAGAAGTGGAAGCGGAAGAAGAAGTACCTAAGTATCTCGAAAAAGATCAACTACAGATTTTTTTGAATGCTGCAAAAAATAATCCTCAGAGATACGCAGTTTTTTTAGTACTCGCATATACAGGCTTGCGCGTGGGTGAACTTATTGCACTGAAATGGAAAGACATCGACTTCGAAGAAATGACTATAAAAGTAACGAAAACACTTTTTAACAAGACTGGAAAAAATACTGACTTCACTCTAACGCTGCCAAAAACGAAAAAGTCGAAACGGACCATCGATGTTGATGAAACGGTTATCTCTGAGCTAAAGAAATTGAAACAATGGCAGAAACTTATCAAAATGAAATATAGAAGCACTTATCAAGATTTTGATTTTGTTTTCGTGAATGACAAAGTAACATACCCCGGTTATCCGCTCCAAGATCAAACTGTTTGGGCAGCAATGAAGAGACTTTTAAAGCGTTCTAACTTGCCAACAAACCTTTCGCCGCATTCTTTGAGGCATACTCACACATCTTTATTAGCTGAGGCCGGCGCAAGCCTTGAGACTATAATGGAGCGCCTGGGTCACGAATCTGATGTATTAACAAAACGTGTATACCTGCATGTGACTAAAGCATTAAAGAAAGAAGCCTCTCAAAAGTTCAGCGAACTAATGAAAAGCCTCTCATCATGATAATGTTTGCTTAATGTGGGCAATTCGTGGGCAACATCATTTCCCCAATCTGTAAACCCCTTGATTTATAAGGACTTTCCTATTACAAAAAAGGAGGTTCTTCCTCACATTTTATTTAATTGTGAACTTCGGCAATCGTTCCCGCCGGCGGTTCATAACCGCCCATCTGCCGGAAACGAATCCCTTTCTGCTCCATTAACGCGCCGACCTTCTCGCTGTCCTTCGGATATGCCCGGTGATAGATGATCTCGGTAATCCCGCTGTTCGCCAGCATATTGGAGCAAGTCCAGCATGGCTGGTCCGTCACATAAACGACCGAGCCTTCCCGGTCCTCCCGGTCGGTGAAAAGCAGCAAATTTTGCTCCGCATGAATCGTACGGATGCAGCGCTGTTTCTTGACCACCTGCTCCTGCCCTTCCGACTGGACAAGCTCATACTCCTCTACCAGCATGCAGCCGGCTTCCGAGCAATCCGAAACGCCCGAGGGCGCTCCGTTATAGGCAGTCCCCAGCAGCTTCTTGCCTTGAACCAGCACGGCCCCCACATGACGCCGGTTACAGCGGGAACGGGTCGAGGCCATATACGCAATATCCATAAAATACGTGTCCCAGTCCTTGCGGCGTGCCATGGCGAATCTTTCCCCTTCCTCTTACTGCTGGCTGGCCTGGATCGCTTGATCCAGATCATAGAGGATGTCGTCGATGGACTCGGTGCCGATCGACAAGCGGATCATGCCTGGCGCTACGCCTGCCGCCGCCTGCTCTTCGCTGGACAGCTGCTGGTGCGTCGTGCTTGCAGGGTGGATAATCAGCGACTTGGAGTCTCCGACGTTCGCCAGATGGGACAGCAGCTTCACAGCGTTGATCAGCTTGCGGCCCGCTTCGAGGCCCCCCTTGATGCCGAAGGTGAGGATAGCGCCTTGGCCTTTGGGCAAATATTTGGCAGCGAGCGCATGCGAGGCATGGCTTTCCAGACCTGCGTAGCTGACCCATTCCACCGACGCGTGCCCTTCGAGATATTTGGCGACGGCCAGCGCGTTGGAGCTGTGGCGCTCCATGCGCAGGTGAAGCGTCTCAAGACCTTGCAGCAGCAAAAACGAGTTGAACGGCGAGATGGAGGCTCCCATATCACGCAGCAATTGGACGCGCGCTTTGATGATATAAGCGATCGGTCCGACCGCATCCGTATAAACCACACCGTGGTAGCTAGGGTCAGGCTGGGTGAGGCCCGGGAATTTGTCGTTGGCCTTCCAATCGAAGCGGCCGCCGTCTACGATGACGCCGCCGATGGACGTGCCGTGTCCGCCGATAAATTTAGTCGCCGAATGCACGACGATGTCTGCGCCATGCTCGATAGGACGGCACAGGTACGGGCTCGGGAACGTGTTGTCCACGATCAGCGGAACACCATGCTCATGAGCGATGGCCGCCACGGCCGCAATGTCGAGCACGTCGCCGCGCGGGTTGCCGATCGTTTCGGCGAACACCGCTTTCGTTTTGTCCGTAATCGCCTGGCGGAAATTTTCCGGATCGGACGAATCGACGAACTTGACGTTAATGCCAAGCTTCGGCAGCGTGATCGCGAACAGGTTATAGGTGCCGCCGTACAAGCTGGCTGAGGAAACGATCTCATCTCCCGCTCCGGCAATATTCAAAATCGAATATGTAATCGCCGCCTGGCCGGATGCCGTTGCAAGCGCGGCCGGCGCGCCTTCCATCGCCGCCACCCGCTTCTCAAACACATCCGTGGTCGGATTCATGATGCGGGTGTAAATATTGCCGAATTCCTTCAAGGCGAATAAATCGGCGGCATGATCGGTATCCCGGAAGCCATAAGATGTGGTTTGGTAAAGAGGCACTGCTCTGGACATCGTAGCCGGATCAATCTCTTGGCCGGCATGCACTGCTAAAGTTTCCAAGGCAAGCTTGCGTTCTGACATGAACAAAATCCTCCTTAAAGGTGGCAAGTTTTGGTTACTATCGTCTCTATTGTCGCATATTCCTAGTAAAAACGAAAGCGGTCGCCGCTAGTTTGCCAGATTTCGTCTCTTGCCTTTTAGGGTACGACCGTAACGAGCGGCTCCAGTTTTTTAAACGTCTGAGCTCCGATGCCCTTGACCTCCTTAAGCTGCGTGACGGAGCGAAACCCGCCCAGCTTCTTGCGCAGCTCGATAATTGCCTGCGCCCGACTGGGGCCGATACCGGGCAGCGCGTCCAGCTGCTCGGCGGTCGCCCGGTTCAAGTCCAGCTTGCCGTCCGAAGCCGCGCTGGCGGAGCCTGCGGCGGCCGGTTTGCCGGCCGGAACGCCCCCTGCTGCAGCCGCCTCTTCATTTCCCGCCCCGCTTCCGGCTCCCGTACCGGCGGCAGCTGCCGGGCCGCTCCCCGTGATCCCTGCCCCTGCCGAGACAGGAAGAGAGCCGTTTGCTTCCGGCATCCCGTCAGCGGCTCCATCGGGGCTCGGCTCGCTGACGCCCGCTTTCCCGCCGGCTGACGAAGCAGCCGCTCCGTCTCCTGCCTCCGGCTTTGCCGGCTCGCCGCTTGTCCTGCCGCCTCCCGGCTGTCTCTCCTTGGAGCTTGTCTTGGCCGCATCCGGAGCTGTTCCCCGCTCCTCTCCTTGTTCCTGCAGCAGCTGGCGCATCGCGTCGTCTACCGCGACAAACCCCGCCTCCGGGCCTGCGGCCAGCACAAACCTGAGCGCAAGCGCAATAACGAGCACGGCGGCCGCTCCCGTCACGATCCACCACAATCCCGACGTCCCGACAGACCGATGCATGGACAT